GAAGAAATAGCGGGTAGACCTACCTATGGTGATACCCAACAGAATCCCCCTGCTGGATCTCTGATACAGGACTGGGAATACTCTGAGGGTCTTGGTAATATGGACATCCATAATGGAAGATTCTGTATTACACCAGAGTTCCAAGACGGTACATATGCTTACTTCCTAACCACTGAATTAGATAGTGAGAACAATCTGGAAGCAATATTCCCATATCTTATGGGAACAACATCTCGTGAAACATTAGATCAACCACCAAACAATGGTGCTGCTACACCTCCACCCCCCGACCCAGGTGGTGGCGGTGGAACTGTTGTCCCAGCAACGATCCAGATTGCTCTGCAACCGCAGAATGTTACCATCAACGTTGGACAAACAGTCACATTCAGCATTACCGCTTCTATTATCCCAGAAGACGGACCCAAGTCCTATCAGTGGTATAGATCTACTGATGGTGGATTCTCCTTTGCTGTGCTTACTGGTGCAACCGATTCGACCTATCAGTTTACCGCACTTAACTACATGTCTGGATATAGATTCAGATGTGAAGTGCGTGGTCCCTTGGGTCTGGGTGTAACACCAGCAACAAACTCACCACTGACATCTGATGTTGCGACACTTGTTGTAACTGGATTCGGTGACGGTCAGGGTGATGCAGACTTCTCATCTACTGAGGTTAAGTTCTCGACTACTCAGACCTCCTTTGACGCAACATAAATAGAACTGTAAAAAAAGAACGATCATGACAAAGCAGTTAGTCGGTATTGGATCTTCGGCAAATGATGGAACAGGTGATACCCTAAGAGACGGTGCTATTAAATATAATGCTAACTTTGATGAACTATATGAACGTCTTGGTAACAACACTGAGATTCTAATTGATATCGGTGCTGGTATCACTGAGGGACAGGTTCTCCAATGGAGCACCACTCCTACTCCTGCCTTCCGTGGGGCAGACTATAACCTGCTGACTGGTAATCTTGATACCAATGGTAATGAGATTCAGTCTGATGGTGCAGATGCCATCGTACTTAAACAGACTGGCACTGGCGACATCCAACTGTGGGCAGGTGGATCTGGTTCTGCATATACCTATATTGATGGTGATGATGGATACCTCAAATGGTATGCACCTTATGCCGAATTAGCAGATCTACCTGATGCAACTAACCATCATGGTATGTTTGCCCATGTACATGGCACAGGTAAAGGATATTTCGCTCACTCTGCTGCTTGGATCCCTCTGGTAGATGAAACCCAGAGCATCACTGTTCTCGCTGATGTAGACACCACAGTAAATGGTGGTCCTGCTGATGGTCAGGTTCTGAAATGGGTTGAGTCAACAGGTAAGTGGTCTCCTGCTAACGATGAGCAGGGAACTGGTGGTACAGGCACCACTCAAAATCTATTTGAGACTGTCAATGCTGATACTGGCACTACCACTGCTTCTGCTCCTAATGATACCCTCATTATTGCAGGTGGCACTAACATCTCCACTACTCTGGTTGGTGATACTCTTACTATTGATATGACAGGCACCTTGGGTGACCTGGACCAGAATGTGTTCACCACCTTCGGCGCTGATAACGGCACTACAACTGCAACCACTACCACTGACCAACTTACATTCACTGGTGGTACTGGAATTACTACTAACTTGAATGCTGGTGCTATCACTATCACCAACAACGCACCTAACGTAGTTCAAAATGTCCTTCAAAGTCTGTCAGGAGACACTGGTTCGTATACTGCTGACGCCTCTGATTCTTCTGTCACGATTGCTGGTGGCACTGGGATCACTACTGCGGTATCTGGGTCAACGCTTACTATTACTAACACTGTCGCGCTACCCAGTATTAATGAAGGACAATCCCTCATTCGGGGAGAATCTGCATATGAAGGAGTAGCATCTCCTACTGTCAGTTATGCTTTCACTGCTTCTGGTAGCACAGCATATACTGTGAATGGTCCTGGTCTTTCCAATGCAAGTGATCCTACGATCTATGTCTATCGTGGATTCACATACAGATTTGATAATCAAACTGGTAGTGGACACCCCTTGGAACTGAGAGTTTCTGACGGTGGTTCTCAGATTAGTGGAACCACTGGTTCTATCAATGGAGTCCAATACTGGACAGTTCCTCAGACGCTTGCTGCTGGTACAACATATGTGTATCAGTGCAACATTCACTCTCTCATGGTCGGTAATATCGTGGTGGTCTAATGCCAAGAACAGTCCCAGGATCAGGTGCAACTATCGAGCCCGTCTTTAACTCTGTATATGGAGTTAAGGACGTTATCGTAACGAATGGTGGTAGTGGGTATGACCCCAACGATCCACCGAGGTTGTCTATTGGTAATTGTGGCACCCCTATCAGAGACGCTGTTCTTAGGGCAAACATTGCTGACAACGGTGAGATTCTATCTGTCGATGTGATCGATCCTGGTGAAGGGTACGATCCTCTTCGTTTAGATATCGTTAGTAATGACCCAGGTGTTACTGATGCAGATGCTAACATTTACCTAAATGCTGATGGTTCTGTTAGTTTCTTGCAGGTCAATCAACCTGGTGATGGATACTTCAACGCTGAGGCATACCTCAGAGGTGGTGGTGGATCTGGTGCAGAACTAGTCCCTGTCACTGGTGGTGTGACGGGTTTGTCTGTTGAGAACAACGGTAGAAACTATACCTCCGAAGACATCACTATCGTCATCTCTGGTGGTGGCGGTGGTTCAGGTGCCGAAGGTGTTGCTGAGGTCAACCAGTTCGGTGTTATTGAAAGTATTGCAGTATCAGAAGAAGGTGAGTTCTTCGAGACTCCCCCTATCCTACAAATCATTGGTGGTGGTGGATCTGGTGCTGCTGCTGAGGCAGAGATTAATCTGGGTAGAATCACTAATATCAACCTGCTGAATCCTGGTGGTGGTTACACTTCTCCACCTCAGGTCATCTTTACTCGTGATACTAACCTGATCAGAGCACAGAGGAACAGAACATCTCTCGTCTCTGACTTCTACAACATGACTGCCATCATCAGAGATGTTGAGGCAAATGATGGTACGCTGTATGTAGAAACAACAGCAGCATTCCCTGGTTCTGGTAAGTTCCAAGTTGGAACTGAGATTGTTAGATATACAGGTAAGACACCAATCTCATTTACTGGTTGTGATAGAGGTATCAACTTCCGCTATGACCAGCGTGTGATTCTCGACAACCTTGCTACAAATCCACAAACAGGTATCTCTGGATATTCCTTCACGGTGTCTGACCGTGTTAGAAGAGTTGAAGAAGATAAGACCAACAAGGTCGCTATTGTTTATGACTGGCGTCCTAATACCAGAGAACTGTTCCTGACATTCCAAGTTGATGAACTGGCATTCATCGATGGTGGTAGATCTAATGAAAGCACTGCTGTGATTCAGTTCATTGCAGGTTCTTCTGCTTCGTCTGGAACAGGTGTGGAACCTCACGTTTTGATTGAAGATGAGAATTCAAGTATTGTAACCTTTACAGATCCTCTCTCTACATTAGAAGGATTCCGTTTTGAAGACAATGATGAATTAGACGGTGAGGGTGACGGTATCATCGACCTGGTAAATACTGATACAGACTTTGAAAACGAGATCAGTCTTGATGGTGGTATTGCTTCATCTCTGTATGGTATTGAAGAAACGGTTGGTGGTCAGAACACCACCCTGTTCCAACAAGGTGATCAGATCTATGACTCCAACCTGGTTCCTTTGACAGCAACTATCCAGACTGCTGGTGAACTGGGTGATGGTGTTGAGCATATTGCTACAACCACTATCCAAATCAAGAACTGGAATAACACCTTATATTCTGTCGGAGAAACTGTTACTGGCACATCGACTGGTGTAACTGCTGTTGTTGCTGAGGCAATGAATCCACAAGCAGACGCTTTTGGATATCACTATATCAAGTTGAGAGAGATTACTAACAACGGTAACACCTATAAGTTCACGACTTCTGACACTCTTAATGGTCAGTCGTCAGGTGGTACTGGTGAGTTCGTCAAACAAGAGTACACTAACCTCGTCAGAACTGAACCTGAGTAAACCCCATAAATAAAAGGAAGGTAATTGCTAAAAGATGGCACTTCTAACAGATCAATTTAGGATTTTCACTGCGAAGAGATTTATCAAATCTTTGGAAGGTGCCGATCCCACGCAGTCCGACCTGGTTGCAGGCGCTAATAGAGATCGTCTCTATGTGTTTATCGGTCGTCCCCAAGAGTGGGATAACGAAAACGCACCGCCTACTCCTGTGGACTCGTTCCAAGAGTTTTCGGATACCTATTCCGATATGATCTCTTTGAAGCGTGTGCTTGCGTCCGACACTATTCAGGTGGTTCGTCGTATTGACTGGACTCCCCCAGAGCAAACCACAGGTGGTCTGGGTTACGTTTATGATATGTATCGTCATGACTATTCTTCCACAAAGACAGCATCTTCTGGTGCTACGAAACTTTACGACGCAGACTTCTACGTTGTTAACTCGCAGTATCAAGTCTATAAGTGCATCTACAACGGGACAAGTCCTTCTGATCCTAACGGTAAACCTTCTACTGTTGAGCCTACTGGCACATCCACTTCAATTATCACAACTTCTGATGGTTACCGTTGGAAGTATCTGTATACGATTCCTGTTGGACAGGTTCTGAAATTCTTCTCCAACGACTACATGCCTGTTCTCAGCGATGTTGCTGTGACTGGTGATGCCGTTGGTGGTGAGATTGACAGTGTTGTGATCCAAGCATCTGGTACTGGTTATAACAACGGTACTTATGAGAACGTTCCCATCAAGGGCGATGGCGTTGGTGGTCGTGTTTCTCTGGTGGTTGACGGTGGTAAGATCGTTTCTGCCACAGTAACCTCTGGTGGTTCTGGATACACTTTCGGTAAGGTTGTTATTGATGAAGTCAACGGTATTGGTGCTGGTACAGGTACTGGTGCTGCCATTGACGTTATCATTCCTCCCGACACTGGTCATGGTTCTGACCCCGCTAAGGAACTTGGCGGTTATCGTGTAATGATCAACACGAAGTTTACCTACGACGAAGGTTCAGGTGACTTCCCGACTGATAACGACTATCGTCGTATTGGTCTGGTGATCAACCCCAATCAGTACGGCACAACAGAACTGACATCTGCTATCACACTGTCCGCTACAAAGGCAGTGATCTTCTCTCCCACGTTCACTGGACAGTTCCAGACTGACGAAATCATCACACAGTCCAGAACTGTGGGTGGTCAGCAGGTGACTGCTCGTGGTCGTGTTATCTCCTGGAATGCCACAACCAAGGTTCTGAAATACTACCAGAACAGAATCGATGGTGTGTTCCCTGAGATTACTGGTAACCTCACAGAGTTTGAAGGCGGCAACCCCGTAACTGGTTCTACCTCGGGTACATCTGCCGACCCCGACATCAACTTCCCTGTTGTGTCTGGTACATCTACTCGTATTATTAACAATACAGAGTACGATCTTGGTATGTCTTTCACCAATGGTTATGCTAAGTCAGAGATCGAACCTAACTCTGGCGAAATCATCTATATAGATAACAGAGGCGCGATTTCTCGTGCTGGTGACCAAATTGAAGATATCAAAATCGTAATCGAGTTCTAAGAGATGCCCCAGAATACTAATCTAAACATTGCTCCTTACTTCGACGATTTCGATAAGGACAAGAACTTTTACAGAGTTCTCTTCCGCCCTGGATTTCCGATTCAGGCAAGAGAACTTACGACCATGCAGTCGATCTTGCAGAATCAGATCGAAGCAATGGGACAGCACCTCTTCAAAGAGGGTGCGATGGTCATCCCTGGTCAGGTCGGTTATGACTTGAACGTTGATTGTATCCTCATCCAGCAGGCATTCCTGGGTGTGGACGTTGAAACTTATAGAACTCAACTTGAAGGTAAGATCATTGAAGGTCTCACCACAGGTATTAAGGCAAAGGTTCTTTACTCGATTCCTGCCACTCAAAGTGATCGTGGTTACATCACATTTTACATTAAGTATGTAGAGTCTGGGGATACTACATCTGATGTAACAACTAAGAAGTTCCAGAACAACGAACAGTTGGTTGCTGAACAGGAGATTACCTTTGGTAACACCCTGATCGAGACTGGTTCTCCGTTTGCTCAACTTCTGCCAGTAGACGCTGCACAGGTTGGTTCTACGGCATACATCAGTGAAGGTGTTTACTTCATCCGTGGACACTTCGTTGACATCCAAACTGAGTACATCATCCTTGACCAATACACAAACAACCCATCCTACCGAGTCGGATTTGAGGTTAGCGAGTCAATTATTACACCTGAGGATGACCCGTCTCTCACAGATAACGCCATTGGTGCATCCAATTACTCGGCTCCTGGTGCTCACCGATTCAGAATTAAGACTGCACTTGTTAAGAAACCAATTAACGACGAGACCGATAAGAACTTCATCGAACTGCTTCGCATCAGGAACTCAACTGTTGAGAACTTTGTTGACCGTACGGAATATAACGAGATCGAGAAGTCGATTGCTCGTAGGACGTATGAAACGCATGGTGACTATGTTGTCGATACGTTCGACGTACGTGCCAGAGAGCACCTGAATGATAACTTTAACAATGGTGTCTATACACCTGGTGAGATCTCTGCTGAGGGACAACCAGCATCTGAGAACTGGGCTGCCCTTGAAGTTGGTCCTGGTAGAGCATATGTAAAAGGTTACAGAACACAGATTCTGGCACCCACTTATGTTGACACTCCCAAGCCTCGTACCTTTGTTGGTCGTCAGAACCAGATTGTACCTGTCGATCTGTCACAGGCAGTAAGAGTATATGATGTCTGGGGTTGGCCTCGTATCTCTGGTGAGAACGTATCAGAGTGCTATCAGGTCGTTGACCTTAGAGATGACTGGTTGGGCACTGGTCCTTCTAATGCTGTCAGAGGTAATCTGATTGGTAAGGCAAGAGTCCTGCAACTTGAAAAGGATGGCAATAACTATAACTGCTTCCTCTTCGATATCCAGATGTTCACTGCGTTGAACTTCGCTTCCTCTCAGACCATCATTGATGGTGAGATGCTGGTGGGTCGTTCTTCTGGTGCCAGAGGTTATGTACACTCTGCCGCTGCTGACTATGCACTGGTTCACCAGGTGTCTGGTCAGTTCCAGCAAGGTGAAGTTATTGAACGTGACGGACGTGTTCTGGACGTATTGAATGCAGTATACCCTTATGAGAGATCTGATGTCAGACAACTGGTTGGATATGAGTCCAGCAGCAACAGCACAGTTATCTTCACTGCTTCTCTTGCCCTGACAGAATCTCTGGCTCTGATTGGTAAAACTGTTACTGTTGACCAAGCAACCGATCAAGACGTTGTTGGTTTTGATACTGTATTCTCTGCCGACCTCCGCGCTGGTGATGTCATTTCACCAACTGCGACAGATAATAAAGGTAGCACTTCACTTCGTATCAAGCGTATTGATCCTGCCAACATCGCATACACAGCACTCAATAGAAAGAATACTGGTCTATCACCTGTCTTTGACTTCGGCACACAGACCGCAGAACTTGATACTACTTTGACAAAGGGTAGTATTACTGATGGTGAATATCCTGCCACCCAGGTAACACGTCTCCGTCCTTACTTCACTGAGAAAGTGAATAGAGATGGTGAACTTGCTATTGACATGCCGAAGCGTGCTATCAAGTCGGTATCTGACGAATCGTTCGTTGTCATCAAGACCTTTAAGGACAAGCCTCTCTCCTCTGGTGACGTGACCTTCACACTGCCTGAGAACGAGCAGTTCACGACACTTGATGGTGAGAACTATAACCTGACTATCACTCAGGGTGCCAACGACAACACTGGTTATGGTTGGAACGTTGGTACTAACCTCGACATTGAAGAGGAATCCGAAAAGCAGAACCCAACTATCGGTGTGTCCTTTGGTGCCAACAGACAGTCTCTGCTGGTTACTGGTCTGAATGATGGTAGTGGTGGTACAGTCAACAACATCACTAAGGTGACCCTGAACGCTGCTGTTTCTGTCAACACAGTATCTAAGAAGATTAAGACTGCTGCGAAGATGAGGACCATGAAGGTCATTCGCACCAGAAATCAGAACGACGTTATCCTTTATGGTCTGGCATACGGTAACCTGTATGGTACTCGTATCGAAGACGAAGAGATCTCCTTTGCTCTGAACGACGTGTATAAACTGCACGCTGTATATGAGTCTGAGAACGATGATGATGCTAAGGTTCCTTACATCACTCTGACAGAAAACGTCTTCTTCGACAATGGAACTGTGGTTGTTGGTCGTACCTCTAATGCCAGAGCGCGTGTGGTATCCTTCAACGCTGCCAATAACAGACTGTATGTTGTTCCCGTTTCTACTGAGTTCTTTAACACTGGTGAAACCATCGATGGTTTCGACGACGATCTGAACAACCTCGTTGCTGTTATCGATGATGGCGATGGTGCTCTGGAACAAGGTTCTAAGAACATTACTGCTGACTTCGAGCTCGATCCTAACAAGACATCTTTCTATTATAGTGTCTCTAAACTGGTGAGAAAGGCAGGCACATCTGAACCCAAGCGTAAGTTGGCAGTTGTGTTTGACTACTTCATCCACGAAGCATCTGGTGATTACTTCACCAACCAATCTTATACTGGTATCAACTTTGCTGAGATTCCCAGAGAAAGACCTAGCCGTAACAGCAAGTTTCTGACTGATACTCTGGACTTCCGTCCTGCTGTTGGTGAACTTGCTTCTGGTTCTGGTACAGTTGAGCAACCTTACTATACAAACTGTAAGTCTCTTGACTTCGATTCTCGTGTCTTTACCTCCACTGGTGGTGCAGGTGGTTCTACCATCTTTAACATTCCTAAGGTAGAAGAACAGATTCGTCTTGACTATGAATACTATCTGCCTAGACAGGACAAACTGTTCATGGCACATGATGGTGATCTGAAACTGTCTAAGGGTGTCCCTGCTGAGGATCCCCCAGAAGCAGATGACATCGACAATGCTATGTTGCTGGCGAAGATCCAGTACGAACCATATGTCTATGATGTAGATGAAGACATCCTGATTACACTGCACCAGCAGCGTCGTTACACGATGGAAGACATCGGTAACATGGATCGCCGCTTGCAGTCCCTGGAATACTACACCTCTCTGTCACTGCTGGAATCTGATGCTAGAAACCTCAAAGCGTTCGACTCTGACGGTTTCGACAGATTGAAGAATGGATTCCTTGTAGATGACTTTACCGATCACTCTTCTTCTGATGTTAATAATCAGGACTTCAAGTGTTCGATGGACTTTACTGAGGGCATCCTCAGACCGTCTCACTACACCACTAACGTAGCTCTGCAATACAGAACTGATCTGTCTAGCAACCTAATCTGGTGGAGAGAAAACCCTGCACTGGGAGGTAAGATCGGCGCTAACGTCCTGACACTGCCATACGAAAACGAAGCAATCATCGTTCAACCGTATGCTTCTAGATTGGAGAACGTGAACCCGTTCAACGTGTTTACTTTCATCGGTCGTATCGACCTTCTGCCTGCATCGGATGACTGGACTGACACACGTCGTGCTCCTGTTCGTGTTACCACTATTGAAGGTAACTTCCAAGCAACCAGACAGAGACTAAATGTCAACAACCAAGGTTTCGCACCTGTACAGTGGCGTGCTTGGAGAACTACCTGGACTGGTACTAGAAGACAGAACGGCAGAACATGGAGAGAGACCTCTTTTGCTCGTGGTGTGCCTAGACGTGTTTTGGCGTCTCAGACCACTGTTACCACACGTCGTCAGGTTAGATCTGGTACTCGACTCAGAGTTGTTCCTAGAATTGACCGTCGCTCACTGGGTGACAGCATCATCGATAGTACATTCATCCCATGGATCCGCTCCCGTAACGTCGGTTTCGACGTTGAGCGTGTGAAGCCTAAGACCAGAATGTATGCATTCTTCGATAACGACAACGTACAGAACTACATCATTCCTAAGTTGATCGAGATCGTTAAGAACTCTTCTGAGGATAGCGAAACCAACGAAACACCGTTTGTGATTGGTGAAACTGTCTTCGGTCGTAAGTCTGGTTGCAGATTCCGTGTTGCTGCACCTAATGATGGTTTGACAACCAACCCATACAGTGCAACCAATGATGCTCTGCCCGACTCTTATGCATCACAGACTAGTGTTCTGAACATCGACACCGAAGTTCTCTCTGCTACTGTGAACCCCAACTTCTTTGGTAACTTCCAAGTTGGTGAGGTTCTGCAAGGTCAGACATCTGGTGCTCGTGCTGTGGTGAAGGACCGTCGTCTTGTATCTGACCTGGTTGGTATCATCAAAGGTGCTTTCTGGATTCCTAACCCTGCTAACGATTCTAACCCACGTTGGGCAACTGGTTCCAGAGTCTTCCGTCTGTCTTCTTCTGAGCAAGATAGCAGACTGCCAGGTGCTGTTGACTCTGCTGCTGAGGCAGAATATACAGCAAGAGGTACACTCAACACTCTGCAAGAAAACATCCTTGCTGTTCGTAACGCTACTGTTGTTAGAGACACCGTTACTCAAAGAAGAACAGTTCGTTCTGTTCGTACCAACACCAGACAGGTTGGTTGGTGGGACCCTCTGGCACAGTCCTTCTTGCTAGAAGAGCAAGGTGGTACATTTGTGACAGGTGTGGACATCTTCTTCGGTACAAAAGATACCAAGATTCCCATCTCCATGCAGATCCGTCCTATGGAAAATGGTTATCCAACTAAGGACATCCTGCCCTTCTCTGATGTTACTCTGAGACCTAGCGAGGTTGAAGTTTCTGATAACGCTTCTATTGCTACCAGATTCAACTTCCCTGCACCTGTATTCATCCCCGAATCTGAGGAACACTGCTTTGTATTGTTCTCCGACTCCAACGAATATAAGGTCTGGATCTCACGTATGGGTGATATTGATATCACTGGCACAAGAACGATCTCTGAACAGCCTTACGCTGGTGTGCTCTTCAAATCGCAGAACGCATCTACGTGGACCGCTGACCAGTATGAAGACTTGAAGTTCAATCTATATCGTGCTGTCTTCAATACGAGTGTGGTTGGTAATGCAACATTTACCAACGCCGAACTGGGTCTTGGTAACGATGGTATTAGTTCCTTGAACGTCAACCCTCTGGTTACTATCCAACCTAAGCAACAGATCACATTCCCGACTGGCCAAACATATAACTTCACGATTGGTGCTCGTGTCATCCAGACTCCTTCTGGTGCTGAGGGTACAATCGAAGAGTTTGACTCCACCTCGAACCCACAGACAATGACTGTGACTGGCATCGTTGGTGACTTTGAGCAAGGTTTCCTCGATGGTAATGGAGATCCATTCCAAGCATTGAAGTCTTCCCAGTCTATCGTTACTATTGTAATGTCTACCGTCAACAACGGTGTATTTGAAGCAGGTAACGTTATCACTGGTTCTTCTTCTGGTGCTACTGCTGTGGTTACTGCCTACGATGGAGGAACACAGACCATCACTGCTAACTATGTTGATAGTCAGTTTGATACCGCTAACGACACCCTGTCTGAACCAGGTGGTGTGTCGGGTACAATGACTTCTGCTGTATACAGTGGTGACTCCTACATCGCATACCCTGCTATTGCTCCTTCTACTCGTACAGAAGATAAGAAGGTTGCAGTCATCCACGCCAACCACGGTATGCACAACAGATCCAACAACGTTGAGATCAAGAACGTTGAGTCTGAGATTCCGCCGACTGAGTTGACTGCAACTCTGTCTAGTAGTGCTACTACAATTAGTGTTGCTAACGCTGGATCTTTCCATAAGATTATCAACGGTAGAGCAATCTCTACTACCAATCCTGGTTATGTTATGCTCACGTCACGACCTGCACCTCCTCGTGTTGGTGCGCTGCCTGGTTCTGATGGTGCTACTGAGAGCTGGTTCGAGATCCTGCCTTTGGTAACTAAGGAAGTTATCGCATACTCTGCTATCAGTGATGATGGTCAGACTATTACTGTTGCACCTTCGGGTAGAGCAAATGATGGTACTGCTGCCCAAGAATGGCCTACTGGTACTACGGTTGCTTGTTACAACCTTGATGGTATTCCTCTGACGGAGATCAATAAGGTACACACCAGCATCCAAGATCCCACGACTGATTCTTATACCTTAGTAACACAATCTGTTGCAACTGCTGGCATTAGAACTGGTGGATACAGAGTGTCGGCAACCAAGAATATTCCGTTTGAACTGATCACACCTACCATCCAGATCATGCAGTTCAAGGAAACTGGTGTGTCTCCAACACTGAATACTACATCTGGTACATCCATCGGTAACGGTGGAACTGTTGTTGACCAAGCATCCTTCGTGAACAACGGTGTATATGACAACATCCAACTTAATGATGAGAACTACTTCGACAACCCCAGAATGATTTGCTCCAAGATTAATGAAGCAAACAAACTGGAAGGTAACAAGTCTTTGACTATGAAGATCAATTTTGACACTAGCGTAAACAACCTCTCACCTGTGGTTGACCTTGACCGTGTGTCTGTGATCACAACATCTAATAAGATCAATAGTTGGGAAGGTGGACCTCAGATACTGGGTCTGCAATCTGAAATCAACCCACAGGGTGATGTATCTACACTGCCTTACGGTGACCAGAACGATGCTGTTTACTTGACAAGAGTTGCTAGACTTGCTAACGTTTCTAGATCCATTCGTGTTATGGTATCCATGCAGCGTTATGGTGATTCTAACATTGACATCTACTATCGTATCCAAAAACCTGGTTCCGAGAAGCAGATGAATGATATTGGTTTCCAGAAAATCCCAGTCCCCGAAGTCGGTTCAACTAACGTCGGTGAGGAAGAGTGGGAAGACTTTGAATACGTGGTCGAAGGCGAGGAGTTCCAAGCATTCCAGATTAAGATCGTAATGAAGTCTAAGAACCAAGCGAAAGTACCACTGATCAAAGATATGAGAGCAATCGCATTCGCATCATGAGCAAGTTCGGAGTACCTAAATACATACCAGTGGAGGGGGACGAGAACCGTGGTCTCTTTCGAGACAAGGATTCTAATGCTATCCTCCTCCGCGATAAGGATGTCTATGATAGTTACATGCAGTCCTATCGAGAAAGACAAAAGAAAAAACAAGACTTCTCCTCTTTACAACAAGAGGTGAATGATCTAAAATCTGATGTGTCGGACATCAAGAGTCTGCTTTTGCAATTAGTAAACAAGGAGAGTAAGTAATGCCAGCTGACGTGACTGAAACACAAGATCCCAAGGATCTTCTGAATAACTTTCGTACTCGTTATAACAACATCATCCAAGAGACGAAAGAGATGCAACAAAAGATTCGTGAGAACGAACAGACCGCTCTGAAACTCATGGGAGCAATCGAAACTCTGGAATATCTTCATCCACCCGACGAAGATGAACCAGAAGAAACAACCGAAGAATGACAAAGGGGACCTTCGGGTCCCCTTTTGTTTTGGGTATAAATAGACAAGAGACACCTGACCCTGCTAGCGTTCGATAAGCAATGGCAAATAGAATCCAATTAAGACGTGACGGCGCTCAGCAGTGGGCAAACGTCAATCCTATCCTCGCCCAAGGCGAACTTGGTATTGAACTAGATACCTCTCGTCTGAAAATCGGGGACGGTGTGACTCAGTGGAACTCGCTTAAATATGAGCGACCATTGGAAGCAGACTCTAACATTGCCAACACTCTGGTAAAGAGAGACGCTGACGGTAACTTTGAAGCAGGTGCCATTACTGCCTCACTGATTGGTAACGCTGCTACTGCAACTAGACTTGCCAACGCTAGAAACTTCACCCTGACGGGTGACATGTCAGGTTCTGCCTCGTTTGATGGTTCTGCTAACATCAACATCACGGCAGAACTGAACTACCAACCTGGTCTGCCTCACTATGATGAGGAGGACCTGAATGCTACTGGTACATACACACAGTTGACCATTGACTCTCGTGGTCGTGTTGTTACAGGCAACAACCCCACTACTTTGGCAGGATTCGGTATTACTGACGCACAGACGTTAGACCCTAACCTAACCTCCATTGTTGCCATCTCAACACTTGGTATGTTGACCAGAACTGGTTCTGGTACATATGCCACACGTCAGGTAACTGGTGCTCCTGGTCGTATTGTTACCTCTAATGCTAACGGTCAGACTGGCAACCCGCTGGTGGACCTTGCTGATACGCCAGTCGTTGTTGGTTCTTACAACCCAACTGGTTCTGTCTCACTGGATCAACCAGAAACTTCTGTTGCAGAGTCTGGTACGATTCACCAGACAGTCAATACAACTGAATTTACTGTTGACAGATATGGTCGTCTAACCTATGCCGTCACTGCACCTATCTCTACTGCAAGAGAAGGTACTCTGGCACCCGTCTATGATAATGCCACCGCTTACGCTCGTTATGATAAGGTCAAGAATGGAGATGATCGCCTGTATGAGGCTATCCTTCCTATTAACGCTGGCGGCGGTGAACCGACACACACAGATACCTCCGATACAGGGTCTTGGAGATATCTCGGATCTGCTCTGACACCTCAGAAGGGTCTTGCATCCTTCTCCCAAGAAGACTTTGATGTAACTGAGTGGGATCACGCTGGCGGTATCCAAGGTGGTTACGTCAAGATTGCTGATCGTGGCGTTGACAACCTCCAACTACAAAACAATAGAGTCTCCTTTGCTGATGGAAATACAAAAGAAGACTTTGAACTTGATCAGGAACTTACTGCAACCACTGGATACAGAGGATTCAACTATCTTAACTATATCAAAGTTAATGATACGAGTGGTAATCTTCTGTTTGGGGCTAACAATACAGGGGACTCTGGCGCTGGCGAGATTGATGTCAACGTCCGTTCCTATTTTTCTGATCCCAATATCGATCTGGATGGCGCTCTGGATCAACTCATTGATAAGTATGGAGATGGCAACCTAAACCTCTTCCTTACACAAAATTCTGCTAGCAATCGTCAGTTTAGTATTGCTTCTACCAACGCTGGTACTGGTCAAGCACTGCTCGACATTTCAGCAGATAATGATATTACTATCTACGCTACTGATGTTGACTCCCGAGTCAATATTGAAGACTATCACTTCCAAGCAAACGTCCTGTCCACGACCAACTCCACAATGGTCCTGGATCCTAATGACGATGACGACGTAACTGGTCTGGTACAGATCCGTGGTGACCTCCAAGTTGACGGTACGACTACCACAGTCAACTCGGTAACCACGACTATCCAAGACCCCATCATCACACTGGGTGGTGAAGATACGTTAACATTAGACGACAACAAGGATCGTGGTATCGATTTCAGATACTATGATACTCAGGAAAGATTCGGTTTCTTTGGTTGGGATGAAGATTATGCAGACGCTAACATATGGTCTGGCACTGGTGGGTATCGGTTCCTCTACAACGCCACCAACACGAATGAAGTGTTTACTGGCACTGACGCTCCTATCATTGCTGGTAACCTCAGGCTCACAACAAACACAGGATCCACATCTACCACGACTGGCACCCTGGTAGTCACTGGTGGTGCTGGTATCTCCGAGAACGTCTATATCGGTGGTACTGTTGACATCGCTAATGATCTGGATATTGGTAGTGGTGAGTTTGTTGTCACCGCTGCCAACGGTAACATCTATACACAAGGCGACCTGCAAGTTGACAGCAATGTCACCTTGGGTAATGCATCATCTGACACTGTACTGGTCAACTCTGACACCACGTTTGAAGACGACGTAAGAGTTGTTGGACCTAACACTGTCTTCTCCATCACTGACGGCACTACTGAGAAGTTTGTTATTGATACTGACAACGGTAACATTCATTCTGATGGTACACTTGATGTTGATAGTGGAGTAACGTTCAACAGCACGTTGGATGTAGATGGTGCTACGACTCTCAACAATACTCTTGATGTTGATCTGGACTCTACTTTCCATGATGACATCACTCTGGATACCACTGGTAAGTATTTCAAGATTACTAATGGATCCCAAGACAAGTTTACTGTCCTGTCTACCAATGGTGCAACTGACATCCGTGGTACACTGGACGTAGGATCTGCCGTACATTTTGAATCTACTCTCCAAGTTGACGGAAACATTACTCTGGGTAATGCTGCTTCTGACACCCTCACTGTTAATTCAGATACTACTTTCACCGACAATCTTACGGTCAACCAATCTGTTGATTTTGATTCCAGCTTTAATGTTGACGGTGCCGTTGATTTCAATTCTACTTTGGTTGTCGATGGTCAAACAACTATCTACGATTCTCTAATCTTACAGAGTAACAACGAAGTCTTCAACATCAACAACGGTGCTGCACAGACTCAATTCTCTGTTGATTCTGACAACGGTAATACTGTAATCGGTCGTGCTGGTCTGGGAACTGGTACACTGACCGTTCATGGTGCTTCTACCTTTAACTTCCCTGCATCGTTTACCAATAACGTAACGATTGGTGATGCAAACACTGACACTCTTACTGTTAATAGCGTCTCTACATTTACTGACAATGTTACTGTTAACGGTGACTTTACAGTAGACGGCAACACTGTCCTTGAAGGAAACCTGACAGTTAACGGTTTTACCACTACAATTAATTCGACAACCCAAACTCTCGACGATCCTATCTTCACTCTGGGTGGTGACACTGCTCCTACTCAGGCAGATGCTAAGGACCGTGGTATTGAGTTCCGTTACTATTCTGGATCCGCCAAGATTGGTTTCTTTGGTTGGGACAACTCTGCTAGCAGATTTGCTCTTTTCCACAATGCAACCAATGCTTCTGAGGCATTCACTGGTACACGTTCTGGTATCGATGCTGGTAGCATCAAACTCTTTGACACTACCAACACTTCCAGTTCTTCTAGTGGTGCTCTGATTGTTGGTGGTGGTGCTGGTATCGGTATTGACCTGAGAGTTGGACAAGACCTATTCGTAACGAGAAATGTTGACATTGATGGCAACACTGATATTGCTGGCTCTCTTGACGTTGGCGATGACTTCGCTGTATCTACGACCTTCACAGTCGATGCACAAACTGGTAATACTTTCGCTAACGGCACATTCACTGTTAATGGCAATAGCGTTATTGGTAATGCTGGAACCGACTCTCATATTGTCAATGGCACAGTCCAGTTTAATCATGCGCTGACTGGTGCTGCACGAGCAAACATCCGTGACTTGAAAATTGGTACAGATGCTGCCAATGAGATCGGAACGCTGGCAGGAAATCTAATCCTGGATTCGACAGGTGGCACTGTTAATGTCACAGACAATCTGGACGTTGATCTGGATCTGAATGTTGACGGCAACACTAAGATCGATGGCACTCTGACTGTTGATGGTAATGCCACAATCGGCAATGCTGGCACCGATGCTCACACCGTAACTGGCACCGTTCAATTTAATCAGGCATTGACAGGTGCTGAGCGT